GTAACGGCCCTCTACAACTCACAGATGTTTAACCTGTACCTTGAGTTAGACGAAGAGCTTTATCCTCTCCTAGAGGCTCTTAAGCGCGATCAGCGAGCGTTCCTTGATCTTGAGGTTTCTAAGATCCCGGCTGACGTCTCTACGGATCGTACTGAGATTGCGGAAAGTAAATCCCTTAACAAGATTCAGAAGGCTTGGTTGTTGGGTCATCAAACCCCGGAGTACATCGAGGGAATGATGGATCGTAAGGGTTTCCGTAAGTCCTTTAAGGAATTCGGGAAGTTCCCAGAAACCGACGCCGCAATTAAAAAGATGTTTTCTGATAAAGTTGCTTTACTTGGGGCGACTTTAGAGGTATGATCCATCTATAAATTAAATCTGGCTGGAGTCACTATATCATGATCATCGCGCCGCTCTCCCTACTATGTGCTGGCTGGTTCTTCCTCTGCTGGATTGGAGCGAAGATCGGTTCGATGGTCTTGAAAGGCTTCCTGGGAAAATCTGTAAATGCTGCTGCTTGGCTTTGGATTCTTCCTCTGGTCGTTGGTGTGATTGCCGCCGCAAAAGGAGTCTAACATAAGAAATGTTATTCATCATGCGGGGAACTTCGTGTAGCGGAAAAGATACGCTCATCGAAAAACACTTTGAAGCGCATACCGTTTTGTCGTCGGATTGGTATCGTAAAGTTTTGACTAACGATATTACAAACCAACAACAAAACGGTATTGTCTTTGATACCATTCATAAACTTGTGGAAGCGCGGCTTAAGAACCGTCTCCCATATACCGTCCTCAACGCAACTAACCTGAAGATGAAAAGTTCTTCAGACGTTATTGATATTGCTGAGAAGTACGGTGAAAACGTTACGGTTATTTCTATTGATCCACCAGAAGTCGAAGAGCTTATCCGCCGTTCTAAGGCGCGCTCCGACGCTGGTGGCCTATATGTACCCGAGGATGTTCTGAAACGTCATTATGATACCTACTACGCAGCAATGCCGGCCTTTATGGAGCGCGCTATGAAGTCGGTTGATAATGAGTTTACCTTTATTCGTATCGATCAAGGCGGAAACGTTGTTGAAGAAAATCTGTACGAAGTAAAGGCGCGTATCCGGGTCTTGGAGTTGGAGCGGAAAAATGACAACCTTTAAGCCGTTGGCTATGCCGGGGATGCGTTATCATTCAGTATCCCTTAATCATAATTCTCAACTTGAGTACTACTCGATTGGAGACGTTCACGGATGTTATCAGGAGTTTTTGAGGCTAATTGAAAGGATTAAGATTGACGCGTCTAGCAGAAACAAGCGCGCCTTCATTATCTGTCACGGGGATTTGATTGACCGTGGCCCGTCTTTTTCTGAAGTTATTCAAATTGCTATTAACTCTTGTGACGTAGTTCTCTTGGGTAACCATGAACACAACTTTGTCTTGGAGCGTCTTGGGAAACCTTGTAACTCAAACTCCAGACAAATTTCTCATAATAAGTTTGATGAATGTGGTGAATTAGCGCAGACCTCAATGATGTCGTTTTTAAACCGTCTATATAACTTCTCTGTAGTTGAAATAGGCGATCGAACTTTCTTTCTAAGTCATGCTCCTTTGAAGAACATGGAAAGTTATACGGGATGGAAAGAGTACTTGCATATCGGGAACGCCCCTTACTTTTGTATGCGTTCATCTGTCCCGATTGATGAGGATATGAAGTTACTTGATGAAAAAGTAACTTTTGTATACGGTCATCAGTCTTGGGAGTTTAAAGAACTGGAGGAACAAAAACATGAACAGGCTGGCCGTAAGGCGCAGTATTACAACATTGATGCCGGGTGTGTATACGGCGGAAAGTTGGTCGCTCTTCGTCTTAGTGATCTTGGCGAATTGTTTGTAAATTCAAAAGTAAAAGTATCTAAACACTAGAAACTAATATATAATCTTTCCCCTAACTAATTGTATCCTTGGAGTTCCATAATGAGTGAAGTAAAATTTTCGGCTGAAACCCTGGCTGTTCTGAAAAAACTGCAAAAGATTAACCAGTGTCTTAAGATCAACAAAGACTCTACCCAACTAACCTCGATGAATGAAAGTAAGACTATCGCGGCTTATATCGAGATTGCTGAAACTCTGCCCCGCACTTTCTGCGTCTATGACCTGGCTGAGTTCATTACTGTTCTGGGCGTTATTGAGAATCCGGTAGTTGACTTCAGTAACGATAAGTTTGTGGTTATCAAGTCTGAAAACGGTTCCCAGAAGTTGCGTTACATCGACGGCGAAGAAGGTCTGATCAACTCTTACACTGATAAGAAGTTCTCTCTGCCTTCCGAAGACCTGACTATCAAAGTTACTGGCCCGCAGCTGAAGAGCGTTTTGAGTGCTGCTGGTGCGTTGAAGCTGGAGTATGTAGGCTTTAAGAGCGATAACGGCAAAGTCTACCTGAGCGCGTTTGCTCGTAACAACGGTGACGGTAACGACACTAACGGTTATTCGATTGAAGTTGGCGAGACTGACGCAGAGTTCAACTTGTACTACAAAACTGAATCTCTTCAGATTCTGGACGGCGAGACTACCTTTGTTATCTCGAAGAAAAAAATCTCGATGATTGAGAATGGTAAAGCCAAGTACTTTGTTGCGCTGGACGCTAACTCCACTTCTAAATTCCCTGAAAAGGAAGTTGAAGAAGCATCTGACCAAGAGTAACTAGTAATAATTGATGTGTGAGGGGTATAATCCTCTCACACACAACCTTTATCATGTAGGAGTAAGAATGACTATTCAATTTAACAAGAGTGAACCGCTTTGGGTTGAACGCTACCGCCCAAACACGATTAATGATTGTATTCTCCCAAAACGTATCAAAGCCCAGTTTAACGACATTGTAAAAGAAGGTCGGATTCCGAACTTGCTTCTTAGCGGCGGCGCAGGTACTGGTAAAACTACAGTTTCCCGAGCTTTGTGTCTAGAGCTTAAGGTTGACTGGTTGATCATTAACTGTTCTGAAGAGACTGGTATTGATACACTTCGTACTAAGATTAAGGACTTCGCTTCAACCGTCTCCTTTTCGGATAACGGTAAGTGCGTTGTACTTGATGAGTTTGACTATGCGTCTCCAAACCTTCAGGCTGGTCTGCGTAACGCGATGGAAGCTTACTCTCGGACGTGTTCGTTCATCCTGACGTGTAACTACCCTAACCGCATCATTGACGCCCTTAAGAGCCGTACAGTTGGTATCGCGTTCGATATTCCTAAAGATGAGATTCCGCTGCTACAAGCGACCTTCTTTAAGCGTATCGTTGCTATTCTTGAAAACGAAAGTATCAAGTTTGATCAGCGCGCAGTTATCCAACTAGTTCAAAAGTTCTTTCCGGATAACCGTCGCGTATTGGGACAACTTCAGCAGTACGGTCGCGCCGGAGAGATTGACGCGGGCATTCTGTTAGACTTGAACGACATTGGCGTTGAAGATCTTATTAAGGCGATGAAGAATAAGTCTTTCAAAGAAGTTAAACAGTGGTGCGTTGAGAACTCTCAGAACGATCTTTCTAACTTGTATACGAAGTTGTATAAAGCACTTCCGTCTCAAATTGAAGGTTCATCTATTCCTGAAGCAATCATGATTATCAATGACGCTCAACGTTATGATAGTATTGTTCCGGATAAAGAGTTACACTGTGCTGCGTTGGCCATCCAACTAATGATGTCCCTAACTTTCAAATAACGGGGGTTGTATGACAATTACCCTAGATGGAAGTGTAGTTCCAGTAGTTGTAGAAGATGAAAAGATAAAGAAAGTTGGGTTATTTGACTTAATGAATGATCTAACGTATGATAAGAAGTATCTGCTGAACGAACATACCGAGAAAGAGTTCAACTCTTATATGATTAACAAGGGTATGGGCCAGCAGCAAGACCTTATCATGTATGCAAACGAAATGAATAAGAGTCCGGGCTTGTCTAAGCTGATGGTTCACGACTTCTACTTCTACGCGGTTAAGGCCAAGAAGCGGTACGGGAAGTGGGCTAAAGCGGATAATGATGACAAGGCTGACTTAGATCTAATCATGTTCCATTATACCGTCAATCGAAAAGTAGCTGAGTTGTATCTCAAACTTCTAACTAAGGAAGAACTTGAGAACTTGAAATCCATTAATGAGAAAGGCGGAAGGGCTAAAAAATGAGCATTACTAATACTGTAGAAGATGTAATTCAACAAATGGTTGAAATCACTCCCGTGGGTACTGACGGTTTCCGTAAGATCAAAGAGACGCTGATGCGCATTGGTCTTCCATCTAGTCAGATCAAGACCCTGTATCAATCGGCTCACATTCTTCACCGTCAAGGCCGTTACTACATCTGCCACTTCAAGGAAATGTTTGCCTTGGATGGTAAGTCTAACACTTTGACTGAAGGTGATATTGAGCGCCGCAACCGCATCGTTCAGATGCTGGTTGATTGGAAGTTGATCGAGGCGGTTGAACCTTCTCTTCTGGAGCCTATGGGCCGTCCGGGGATTGTGAAGGTGATTAAGTATAGCGAAAAGGACGATTGGACTCTTGTACAGAAGTACGCAATCGGAACCAGAAAAGACAACTTTGAAGAAGGCGATAAAGATGAGTGAACTAAGCGTTGTTGAAAGCGAA